GGAGCGCGGCCCGATCGGAACCGCTGTCGTTGTGAGTTCTGACCCGGAGTTCGACGCTGTGTTTGGCAGCGACATCGCGGCTGGTTACACACGCCAGTCGGTGCGCGGGTTCTTTCAGAACGGTGGACAGAACCTTGTGTTCGTTCGTACCGTTCACTACACGGCGATCGGCAACCCCGCGAGCAAGACAAGCCTCGCAGCTACGCTCGACTTGAACACTGCGGCAGCGGCTCCTTCGGCGGGCTCTGTGCTTGGTAGCGTGGTCGGGCCGTTCGTGTTGGCAAACGGCGACACGCTGAACGTAGACATAGACGCGGGCGGGCCTGCGATGGCGACGTTCACTGCGGCTGCGGCTGCGCGCACGGCAGCAAACGCTGGACCGTATGCGCTGGTGAACGGGCAGAACATCACCGTCAAGATCAACGGCGGTCCCGTTCAGACGATTGCGTTCTTGACGGCTGAGTTCGTGGCGATCGGCGCTGCGACGGCGACTGAAGTTGCCGCTGTCATCGCGGCGAAGATCGTCGGCGCGAGCGTGGATTTGAACGGCGGCAATCCGCGCATCACTTCCGATCAACAGGGCACAGGTTCGTCGGTTGAGGTTACGGGAGGCACGGCAAACGGCGCGCTCGGCTTCGCAGCGGGCGTCGTGAGTGGCACTGGCAACGTCGCCAACATCGCAGTCGTGTCGGTCGCAGAAGTGAAGACGATCGTTGAAGCGGCTGTGGCTGGTTCACTTGTGACCAACGTGGCGGGCGCAGTGAAGATCGCCAGCACGACCGTCGGAGTGCTGTCGAGCGTGCAAGTCACAGCGCCGAGCACCGCAGACGACGAGCTTGGCCTGGACAACGCTGTCCACAGCGGTTTGAGCGGTGTACCTGCTCCGACCCTTACGGTGGATGGCAAGTCGGACGGCACCTACGCGAACGCAATCACGCTCTTGGTTCTTCCTGCAAGCGATGCGAAGCCAGAGCACTTCAACTTGAACGTGGTCAAGTCTGGCATCGTCGTTGAGCGCTGGCCGAACCTGTCGATGGATCCTGCGGAATCGCAGTACGTCGAGACGGTGATCAACGAAGCCGACACGGGCAGCCGCTACATCCAGATCACTGACCTGTTGGTCAACCCGTCCAATATCCCAGCGGAGCGCCCTGCCAACTCACCAGGCACGCCTCCTGTCGCGTTCGGCCCCATGACGGGCGGCGACGATGGGCTTGTTGGGCTTGTGGACAACGACTTCATCGGTGATGACACCGGGAAGACGGGCTTGCACGCCTTCGACCAAAGCAACGCGGGGAACTTGCTGTTCGTCCCTGACCGCGTGACGCCTGCGGTGCAGAACGCGATGCTGGCCTACGCAGAAATCTACCGCAACATGGCAATCTTCTGCGTGCTCGATTCTCCGCTTGGACTTGGGTATGCGGCGATGGCTGCGTACATGGAGTCGTCGGGCTTGGAGGGCTCAACCGAGTTCGGTGAAATCTCGTGGCCGCAGATCAAGATCCTCAACCCGTCCAGGCCCATATTTGGGAACACGGCGAACATCGTTGTCCCGGCAAGTGGACACGTCGCGGGCATGATGGCTCGCACCGATGCGTCTCGCGTTGGCGGCGTGTACGAGCCGCCCGCTGGCGTTGAGAAGGGCCGAATCATCGGCGCGACCGGCGTGGAAGACGAAGCGGTGTTCGAAGAAGCCGTGCGTGACTTCGTCGCAATCCACCGTGTCAACCCGATCACGAAGCTCCGTGGCTTTCCGATCGCGCTTGACGACTCGATGGTGCTCAAGGGCGGCGGGAACTTCCCGTCCATCAGCGAGCGGCGCGGCGTCATCTTCATCGAGCAGTCGCTCAAGGATGGAATGCAGTTTGCGCGTCAGCGTAACAACGATGAGCAGTTGCGTGACGAGATGGATCGCACCACGACGGGCTTCTTGATCACGCAGATGCAGGTTGGAGCGTTCCGCACCAAAGATCCCGAGACTGCGTTCTTTGTGGACACAAGCGAAGCGCTGAACCCGCCGAGTCAAGTGTTCGCCAACAAGGTCAACCAGCGTGTCGGCTTGGCGACGCAGAAGCCATCGCGCTTCGTCATCCTGTCGTTCTCGCAAGACACTCGCGCACTAGACGAAGAACTGGCAGCGGCAAGCTGAACCGGCGCGTAGCCAACAAGCACCTCGGCGCAAGGAGATCAGAACGACATGGCAGTCATCGGCAAGCCCCGCAACTACTACAAGAAGTTCAAGTTCATCGTGGAGATCGATGGGATTGGCTCTGCCAAGTTCCAGTCGTGCTCTGAGCTTTCCGCAGAGGCCGCAGAGGTGATGCAGTGGGAGGGCGGGGCACTGCTCCCTGAGAAAGACCCAGGCCGCATCACGGTTGCCGATCTCACGCTTGAGCGCGGCGCAACCAAGGACAAGGACTTGTTCAATTGGTTCGGACAGGTCGTCCGCATGTCGCAGCAAGCTGGCCTCGTGACGCCAGACTTCAAGCGGAACCTGAGCATCGTCCAGTTGGATCGCGACAACAGCACCTCGCGCCGCTGGCGCGTCTACGGCGCGTGGCCGAAGAAGATGGTCGTGAGTGCCGGATGGGACAACACGGCAGACGAGAACGTGATGGAGAGCGTTGTGCTCACCTACAACTACTTCGAAACCAACTGAGTGAAAGCCGCCCTCAACGGCGGCGTCCGGTTGCGTAGCAGGTCAGAAAAGGAAGGTTTGACATGAGCAGCAACGAGCGTGAAGTGACGTGTCCGTCCGGTCTGTCGGGCGTTGTGCGCGGGCTACGCGGTGTAGACATCCGTGCGATGTCTGACCGCTCCGCAGTCAAAAGCGGGGCAGCGTTTGAGGCGATGCTGGCGTCGTGCTGGGTCAGCACCACGAACGATGGGCCTTGCTACAGCTTCCCAGATGGCAAGGTTGACTGGAGCAAGGTGCTCGTCGGAGACCGCATGTATGTGCTCCTTCAGATCCGTCTGGCGACCTATCCAGGCGAGCCCTACCCGTTCAAGGTCAAGTGCCCAGACTGCCTCGACCCGATCGATTGGGAAGTGGATTTGAATTTGTTGCACGTGAAACAACTCGCCCCCGCTGCCGCTGACACCTACAAGGCAGGGAACGAATTTCCGTTCAGGCTGGACACTGGCTTGCACGGCTCGTTCAGGCTGATGACAGGCGACGACGAGCGCCGCACGCGGAAGCGAGCGATGGGCAACGGCGGCTCGGTAGACGTGATCAACGTGCTCAAGGAGCGCATTGTCTCGCTTGAAGGCAAGACCGACCAGTGGTCGATCGAGAAGACCTTGCTCGACATGGGTGCGGCAGAACACCGGGACATGATCGCGGCGTTCGATGAGCATGACTGTGGCGTTGAAACGACGATTGAGGTGCGCTGCGCCTGCGGAACGGAGACGGAAGTCCAACTCCCTTTCGACCAGGGCTTCTTGATAGCGAAGCCGAAGAAGAAGCAGACGGCGACGACGGCGCAGTAGCCGACCAAGACGACGACGATCCGCTGTACTGCGGTGAGCCGATACCAGCGGACCCGGTCTATCCTGGCCTGCTTCCGATCCCTAGCCTGGCAGCGTATCGGCAGTCGGTGTTCCACCTGACTTACACCCAACACGGCGGGTCGGGCTTGGGATGGAGCCCAGAGTACGTCGCCGCGCTCGATTGGTCAGAGATGCAGTGGTACTGTCGGCGCTTGGAGCACGAGCGCCAGCGCGAAGCCAAGGCCATCAAAGGCGCGAGCAGCACGTCAACGCAGAGCTTGGAGTGAACTGAAATGGCCTTGAACGCGCTCGGCTTGGGTTTTGTACTGACCGCGAAAGACCTCGCCAGCGGTGTATTCCAAAAGGTGACGGGCTCGTTCTCTGCGATGGAGAAGCAGTCAGTCGCGACGCAGACCGCGTTCACGAAGGCCACGCATGAGATGGCTGGAGGGCTCGCGCTGATGGCGGGTGGTGGCGTGTTGCTCGGTGGCGCGTTCGCAGCGGCTTCTGAAGCTGGGCACTTTGAGCAAGTGCTCGCCGGGACCGGCGCGGTGATGCGCGCCACGACTACGCAGATGGGGCAGCTACACGACGCAGCAATCCAAGCAGGTATCGCAACGCAGTTCAGCCCGCTTGAAGCTGCGGAGGGGCTGCGGACGCTTGCCACGGCTGGGCAAACGGCGAAGCAGGCGATGGAGACGTTGCTACCTGTGCTCGACCTGTCAGCGGGCTCGCTCGGGATGCTCGGGGTGTCGGGAGCGGCAGAGGCAGTGATCGGAACGCTGCACTCGTACAGCTTAGGTGCTGAACAAGCGACGATGGTGACTGACAAGCTGCTTCGCACGACGCAGCTTACGAACTTCCAGGCCAAGGACTTCGAGACTGGTCTTGCAAAAGCGGCAGCGGCGGGCGGAATCTTCGGTACGTCACTAGACGACACGTTGATCGCGCTGGGCCAACTACGGAACCGGAACATCGACGCATCGTCGTCAGCTACCGCGTATCGCGAATCTATCCGTCGCGTGGCAGCCGACGAAGGTGCTCGCGCTGCGGTAACTGAACTCGGCATTGATGTCTACGACAAGCAAACCGGCGCGATGCGGTCGATTCTTGACATCACGCTGGACTTTGCTGATGCAACTAAGAACATCACGCAAGAAGAAAAAAATAGGCGCATCGTCACCGCGTTCGGAGCGCGTGGCTTGCTCCTGTTCAACGCTGTAGCGCGTTCAGCGTTCACCACGATGGTCGATGGGCGCGAAACAACATTGCGCGGTCGCGATGCCATCAATGCACTCCGCGTAGAGATGGCGGGTGCGAGCGGCACCGCGCTGAAGTTCCGCGACACGCTGCTGGACACGTTCCAAGGTCAGAAGACGCTGTTTAGTGGATCGATGCAGACGCTCGCGGTGCTCGTCGGTGAGCCGTTCGCGCAAGCGCTAAAGCCCCTCGTGTCTGGCGTGCTGTGGGTGCTCAACAGGTTCCTTGACTTGCTAGTTGCGATGCCAGCACCGCTGAAGAAGTTCTTCGCATCGGTCATCGTGGTCGTTGGTGGCGTGCTCCTGTTGGCAGGCGCGATCTTGACCACGGTATCTGCGATCAAGCTGGCGCGCATGGCAATGACGATGTTCGGTGGCTCCGTAATGGGCACACTCGGGCCACTCTTGCCCGTGCTCGGGGCTGTCGTGGCTTGGGTGGCTGGCATCGCGTTTGTCGTGGCGCTGCTCGCCCGCGCATGGAGCGGGAACAAAGGCGGCATCCTCGATGGCTTCTCGCGTATGGGGCACAACATCGGGCTCGTGTTCGATGCACTCGGTCAACTCAAAGAGCGCGGCGGTTTCTTTGGACCGATCCGAGACGAGTTGAACAAGGCTGAGAACAAAGACATCAAGACGTTCGTGCTGTCCATCTACCAGATGGGATACCGCATCAAGCAGTTCTTAGAAGGCATGACAGCGGGCTTCGATGAAGCTGTGTCATTCTTTGAACCCATCTTCGGTACGCTCGGGGAAGCGTTCCGCATGCTGGCAGACTCGTTCGCAGAAGGTTCTGCGTTGCTTGGGACAGGATCAGGCGCGTTCAACGAGAACGGCAAGATCATGGGACGCATCCTCGGCACAGTCGCATCGGCTATCAGCTTCTTCCTGATTCCGCTTGTCGTGCTCGCCAGCTACTTCGTCGCGCTGCCTGCCTGGGGCAAAGCGGTCGCACTGACCATTGCCGTGATCGGCTTGGCTGCGTTCACTTCGACTAGCGAGTTCACGCTCTGGGCACTGGCGATCCTCGCAGTGGTCGAAGCCTTCAAGCAACTGTCTACATGGGGTGATCAGTTTGGCGGGTGGGTGTTTCAGAAGACAGGCGGCGTCACCATCCCGCGTCAGGCGGGTCGCGGCATGAACCAGCCGCTTGTCGGGGAAGACTTCGTCATGCCACCTGCGGCTCTCCCTCCTGCAAGCCCCGGAACCGTTGCCGCGACCGCTGCGACTACTACTGCGAACGGAGAAACGCTCACGCGCATGATCGCATCCTTGCAGCCGAACGAGGCGAGCGCGAACACTGATAGGGCTGCAAAGGCGCACGCGAGGGAGCTTGCCAAGCTTCTTGGAAAGCAGACGACTGTCGTCCAACTAGACGGAGTAGAAGTAGGGCGTGCGGTACGCGGAGCGCAGCGCGGAGAACAAGACCGTTCGGGTGAAGTGCCAGAAGGGTCGTGGTGATCTGAGTGTCTATATTTGAAAACGAAGCTGGCGTGCGCCCGAAGCGTGTCACGATCACCAACTTGGTGACGGGCTCCATGCTGACGGCACAGTCAAACCCGACGCGGCTTGAAGAAGCGATCGGTGCTAACTGGGTCAAGCTCGCTCCACCGGGTCAAGGTCACGAGCCGTTGCACTTCTCGTTGACTGAAAATCTCAGCGTGTCTTTGGAGCTTGAGTTCCGCGCCTACTACCCGACTGAGCTTCACCAGAACCAGCGTGCGCGCAGGCTCATGCACGCTTGGCACTATCCGCGCAACGCAGGCGATGACTTCACCGGAGGTGGTGCACCGACGCTCTTGTTCTTCTGGCCTGGCTTGCTCTCGATCGTCGCGGTGTCGCGCAAGCTGAAGATCGTCCACACGCAGTTCAACCGCGATGGGCAATCAGTGCGGTTCACAGCGAGCCTAGAGCTTGAAGAAATCCGCAGCTACCGCACCACAACAGATCGCATTGAAGAAGACAACGATCTGCGCCTGGGTGGCCTTGAAGACCTCGGCAGCGGCAACGCAGATGCAGTCGTAGTCCGCACGCGGAGGTAAGAACATGCCGCCACGCAAACTCTCACGCTATGCCTTCTGCTCTGGCATCAAAGACGCTGACGACGTGCTGTTTCTCACAGACCGCATCCCGTTCCCATTCCGCGTGCTCAAAGACACGCGGCGATACACGGTGCAGCAAGGCGACACGCTGTTCTCGATCGCTGGCAAGCTGTTCGCGCCTATCACACGCGGAGCGGGGCTGTGGTGGGTTATCGCGGACTTTCAGCCGCAACCGATCCTCGACCCCACCCTCCAACTCTCACCGGGCTCAACAGTGTTTGTGCCGTCCGTCAGAACTGTCCACGAGCTTGTGTTCTCAAGCTCGCGCCGTAGAGAAAGCGAACTCTGAACGTGGCGCGGTATGAACCGGCGTTCTATGTGCGCGCTCTACCTGAAGGTCCTGTGGATAGGCGCGCAAGCCACGCAGAACGGTTGAGCCTGTCTGACCGCGTGCTGTCGTATGAGTTCCAAGACAATGAGCGCGGCGCAGACATCCTCAAGCTCACAGTAGACAACAACGACTTGAGCAACTTCGATGACCCGGTGTGGAAAACGGGCATGGTGCTTGAGACATCATTTGGGTACGTCGGAAATATGTCCGTCGCACGCTTGGTGAAGGTGCGCAAAGTCACTGGACTGACCACGCTCAACATCGAAGCCCACGGCTTCGAAGTCGTGATGAACAGGCAGGTCAAGTCGCGCACGTTTGAGAACATGACGCGCTCGCAAGTCGTGGAGCAGATTGCGCGTGAAGCTGGCTTCGATGAGCCTGAGATCCTGCACATTGAAAGCACCGAGGTCGTGCTCCCTGTGATTCATCAAGCGCGACTCA